TTTGTTTTCTTTTTTCTCTTTTTTCTTGTTAATTTTTTAAATTTACCACCGCCCGTACCACCATTTTCTGTACTTCCTCTACTTGAATCAGAATTCACGACAGAATCGGCAGAGGAATCGGCAGAGGAATCGGCATCAGAATCGGCAGCATTAGTGGTCTCAGCACTGGCATCAGATTTTTTACTTTGAAGATCAGATCTTTGATCATCTTGGTCCCCTCGTTCACCATCTTGATCACTATCTTGTTCCCCATCTTGTCTTTTATCATCACTGACTAAACTATGTATACTTTCAATATCTTGATCCCTTTTAGTTTCTATTTTATTAATCTCTTCTTCTTTTTTTTCTGAAATTATTTTTTTTTTAATTTCTTCTTTTTCTTCCGGGGTTAATATAATTTCCCCTCTTGAATCATCCCTATTTTTATGTTTAATTTTTTCTTCTTCTGCTGTTTTTATCAATTTTTTCAAGTCACCAGTTATTTCTTTTTTTCCATTTATCATCCCATCGTAAAGTTGTTTAATTTTTTCTTTTTCTTCCGATGCTTTTTCTTTTATTTTTTTTTCTTCTTGTTCTTTTCTTTTTTTTTCTTCTTTTCCTTCTTTTTCTTTTCTTTTTTTTTCTTCTTTTCCTTCTTTTTCTTTTCTTTCTTTTTCTTTTCTTTCTTTTTCTTCTTCTTGTTCTTCTTCTTGTTCTTCTTTTTCTTCTTCTTGTTCTTCTTCTTGTTCTTCTTTTCCCTCTTTGGAATGTTTATATTTCTTAGTCAATTTTTTAATATCATCACTCAAAAATTCTAAAGATTTAATAGAAGATCCTAATCCACTGCTATCTGAATTAAAATTTCTTAATATTTCTATATTTCTTTTTACTAAATTTATTGCTTCATTTATCTTTTGTTCTAATCCATTTATCTCTTGTTCTAGTTTATTTATTTCTTTTATTAATTTACCTACATTTTTCAGTAATGTTTCATTACTTGTTTTATTTCCTAACTCTGATTGTTTCTCACTTAATTCTGATTGTTTCTCACTTAACTCTGATTGTTTCTCACTTAATTCTTTTTCTTTTTTTAATTTTAATTCAGTATTTTTTTTAATCTCTTCTGATTTTTCAGTTATTAATTTATAAGAAAAAGTTTCAGATTTTCTATCAGAATTTACAGATTTTTGTTCATGTTGAGCGACTTTTCTTAATGTATTTTGTATAAGAGTATAATCTATCTTTGAACCATGGGATGAAGATTCTAGATAATCTTTTTCATTTAATCCAATAAAATATCTTTTTATTTTTTCTTCTTCTGCTTCTCTTATTTTTTTTTCTTCTTCTGTTTCTGATTTACCTTTCTCACTATTTATATCAATCCTTGTTTGTATTTGTTTTTTATATCCAATAATTTGATCAACAGATTCCAAAAGTTGTCTCACGTCAAGTTGAAGAAGTTTGTTTTCTTTAAAACTACTCAATTGCATACTTATTGTATGCATAAATGAACCTTTTTTATCTTTTTCAGGGGAACTTTCTATAAGAGTAATCATATCATCAATTAATAATCCAAATTTCTTTGTAATATTTTTTGAGACATAATACAACATACTCATTTTTAATGTTGTTTGTTGTTCTTCATCCTCTACATCACCCGATTTTATAAATTTTTCAGGATTACATATTACTTCATAATATTCACTAAATTTTTTAAGTATCCTTTCTTTATCTTCATCACTTTCATCATCAATTGGATTATTATTAGATCTATATAATTTTAATATTTTATTTTTTTCGTCATCATTTGTTAATTCAATTTTACAATTCGTAGAGTCTGCCATATTTCTCCTATATATTAACAAATATTTATTTTAATATTTATTTTCAATTATTTTATTGTATGTTCCAATTGATATTTTTATATTTTCATTTAATTCCAAATTTAATATACTATTTTTTTTATTCTTAAATTTACTATGATATTTTTTAATTATAGAAATCTGATTTTCATTAAATTTTTTTTTCGTATCTTTAATATTTTTTTGAATATATTCATAATTTAATTGAATTCCTTTATCAGTTTGAATGTATCCATAGATTCTTAAATTTTCATGTGTTACTTTATGATGACAATCTTTACAAAGAGGGACCAGATTATGTTTTGAATTTTTATGATAATGATCTATAATATTATTATCATTAGCAATACATTGTTCTTTAATGTGATGTGTTTCTTCTGATTTTTGTGAACAAATACCACAAATATCCATTATTATTTCAGAATTATAATGAGATTTATTTTCTAACAAATTGTGACTTTTACCTGTTGTTTCTAATTGAACTGATCTTGCCAATGATATAAAATCTTTATTTAAACCCATTGCTTTACAAACTTCTAATCCATATATAGGTGGTCCCGAACCTTTTTCTAATTTTCTATCATAAATTAGTAAATCATTTTCATTATCATATATTATTTTCAAATGATAAACATTTAAATTTTGAATACTTTGAACCAAACTAATATCCATTAACTGATGTAAATGAGAAGTAAAAATAAATGAACATTTAATATCAGAGAGAGTTTTTAATCCAGCAGCAACTAAACATAAAGCAGAAATATTTTCAGTTCCTGAACATAATTCATCACCTAAAACAAGTGATTTATTATCTGATCTTACTAATATACTTCTTAATTCACTCATTTCAACTGCAAAAGAAGATTGACCTTTAAAAATATTATCATTATTTAATATTCTTGTAAATATCTGTGTATAAGGAGAATATTCAAACGCAGAACAAGGAACAAAAAATCCCGATTGAGCCATTATAATCGATAAACCAATACTTTTCATTAATGTTGATTTACCGCAAGCATTTGTTCCATAAAGTAAAATTCCATCTTCATTTAATTTAACATCATTAGGAACATATGGTATATCTTTTTGTATTTTCTCAACGATAGGATGTCTTATATCTTTAGCATCGACAAATGATGAATCACTATCAATTATTTTAGGACGACAATATACATTTTCAATTGATAATTTAGCAGATGTTGAATAAAGATCAATTAGACCAATTAAACAGACAATATTATCCATTATATTTTTATGATTATCATAATAATATTTAATTTTTTCAATATAATTTTCTTTATTTATTACTTGTAATTTTTTTTGTAATTTATTAATATCATCTGATAATTTATATATAATTGGGAGATCAACATGATAATTAGATCCTTTTTGAATTGTTTTTATTTGATCTGTATTTATTTTTAAAAATGTTTCATTTTCATATTTAAATTCTATTTCTTTATTTAATAAATTTTGAAAACTTTTTTTCATAGTTTGTGATCTGTTTTTTGTCATGTATAAATGCCAACCATATTTATCATTACATCCAATTTTGACAATTTCATCTTTATTTTTATCTATATATTTTCCTAATTTTTTAGAAATAGAGATTAATAAATTTTTCTTGATATTAATTTCATTGTCTAATTCATCTAATTCTGGATAAATCGTTTTTTGAAATACCGAACTTTCCATATTTTGTAAAGACCATTTTTCTAATTCATCAATATTAAAAATAGATTCATAATCTTGAATAAAATTTATTAAATCTTCCTTTAATGATAAATAATTATTCATCCATTCTTTCATAGATGGAATTTGAAATAAAATATCTGTTAATTTTAATATAAACTTATAAGAATTATGAATTGAATAAAATTCATATGGATTTAGTATAGATAAACTCATTTTCCTATGTAATTTTTCGATATCAATTATTTTTTTTAATTCATTTTTACAAAGATTAAAAATATATTCTGTATTATTTTTCCCTTGAAATAATTCAACTGAATTATATCTTTCATTTAATTTATTTTTATCTAATATCGGATATAAAATTCTTTCTTTACATAATCTTCTACCAATAGCAGTAGAGCATTTATTTAATAAAGATAATAAAGAACTATATTTCTCTGATAAATGTTCTTTATTATCGATAACATAAAGTTGTTCTACACAATTGTGATTTAATAATAAATATTCTCTATTAATCTTAAACTGAGGTTTTTTTAATGACATGGCATTTTCAATTTTATGTTCATGAATAAATTGAAGCATATAAATATATGATAATGTAATATCAGGATCTCTTTCAAAACCTAGATATTCAATTGGTGATAACATTGATGAATTTTTAAAATATTTACTTAAAAATTGATTTTGAAATGAATTTTTCAAAAAATCACTTGATTTATTTTTATTAATATGAATAATATTAGTATCAATACACCATAATTGAGATAATTTATCATTATTAAAATTTATATCTTTACTATCATAATGAACAATTAATTCACTAGGATTATAATATTGTATTAATCGATATATTTCATCATTCCAATTTTTATTGTCTTCATTTGAAGATAAAATTCTATGGACATAATTATTACCTGTAGAAATATCAATTGTAGATAAACCTGCAGTAATTATATTTTTATTTTGTGAAATAGGATAACTATTAATATAAATAGAAACGAGATTATTTGTATCTAAATTATTAAATTTATCAATAATTGTTGAAGGACTTATTATTTCTGTTACTTCTCTTTCTGGATTAGGAGGGGGAGTCGTTTGATCAATTTTAACAATTGTATAATTATGATTTAATAATATATTTCTGAATTTTAAGAAAGCATGATCTGGAAATCCTGCCATCAGAAAATTATCGTATGATATTTCTTTTATTTTCTTATTTCTTCTTGATATTTGAATATTTAATATATCTGATATTACGTTTAGATTAGCACCAACACTTATTTCATCATTTATAACAGCATATATTTCATAAAATTGACCCACCATCATAAGTACAATTGTATTTTTACCATATTTTTGGGAATATTTTGAATGATAATCTAAATATTCTTTAAGAATATTACACATATCTATATTTTCATAGTTATTCATATTTATCTTATATTATTATGATTTTAATTTTAAATTAAAATATTAAAATCATTTAAAGAAAAAGAATATGATTATTTATAAATGGTAGCAGATGTAGTAAATCAAGAAAATGATAATTTTATTATTAATATAAAGACAGTTCAATCAGGTGCTTTTAGGATATTAATTGAAGCTTTAAAAGAAATTTTAACAGATACAAATATAATTTTTGATGAAACAGGTATTAAATTAATCGCGACAGATAATTCAAAAATTGTTCTTATTCATATGAAATTACATTCTGAAAATTTTGAACATTATTATTGTAAAAAGAAATTTAAGATTGGTGTTAATATGAATAATTTGTTTAAACTCATTAAAGTTATGAGTAATAATGATATATTAAATTTATATATTGAAAAGAATGATGAAAATAGATTAGGTATTAAAATTTATAATGAAGATAAAAATACTCAAACTATATTTAAACTAAATTTACTTGATATCTCAGAAGAAGAAATTAGTATTCCACCGGCTGAATTTGATACAGAATTAACTCTTCCTTCTATTGATTTCCAAAAATTAATTAGAGATATGACAAATATTGGAGAATATGTTGATATTAAAAGTGTAGGTAATAATTTAATTTTAGATTGTAAGGGTGATTTTGCTGTTCAAGAAACAACTTTAAGTCAGATTGATGATAATTCCGAGAATGGTTTAAAATTTTCAATATCTGCTAATCCCGAAAAACCAATTCAAGGAATCTTTTCTCTAAAATATTTAGTTTTATTTACAAAATGTACCAATTTATGTAATTTAATTCATATGTATATTAGAAACGATTATCCTCTTATAATTAAATATAGTGTTGCTAATTTAGGAGAAATTAAACTTTGTTTGTCTCCAAATGTTGATTAATATGTTTTTGAGTAATTTCGTATCCTTTATTCATTATTTTTTCTTTATCAGTTTTATTCATATCAAATTTTAATCCATAACCAATTTCAGCATATATAATTCTTTTGTCTATTTTATTATTTTGTATATCATAAACAGTTTGATCCTGATTTATCATTAAAGAATAAATAAATTCTAATATTGGGAAAATTTCTAATATTTCAATTTTAGATACAGTTCCTCCTCTTATAAATAATCCAAGATAATTTTTAGATTCACAAACTTCAATTGGAAAATGACCTCTTAATCCTCCATCAACATACAAACAATCATTATATTTTACAGGTTTGAAAAATCCAGGAATTGCTGTAGTCATTTGAACTAATTTTATAATTGATAAATCAGGATCAGTTTCATAAGAAATATATTCTAATTGTTTTTTAGTTGCATTAAAAACTTTTACTGTTAATTTCACATTATTATATTCATATAATTCTTTTAATGTGATATCTTCTACTTTTAATTTATTTTTAATAATTTTTTTGATAAAAGATCCACAACCATCAGTTGAAAAAAATCCAAAATCAACTAAAAAATCGTCTATTTTTAAATCTTCATGATCTAATAATTTAAATAAATCATAATTCATAACGATTTCTCTACATAATTCTAACTTAAATTTAATAAGTAAACATACAGATGGAAAAATACCTGCTGATGTTGTTATAATTTCTTTAATACCATCTAAGTTTTCACTAATAATATTATTTTCAAATAAAGATCGAAATATACCAAAATAAGCCATACCACTTGGACCACCTCCGGAAAGAACTAATGTATCTATTTCCATTTAAATTAATAATTGATATTTTTTTTAAATAATATTTTCTAATAAAAGAATATAGAATGTCACAATTAAATATATCAGATTTATATGCGAAAACAAATGAAAAAAATTTAAAAAGATTAGAAATATACGATAATGTATTAGTAAAATGTCACAATCGAATAAAATATAATTCAAATCTTGAAAAAACTTATTGTTTTTTCCAAATACCTGAATTTATAATAGGAACACCTATATATGATATAAATGAAATGAGAAAATATGTAATAAATAGTCTTAAAAATAATGGTTTTAAAATAATGTATATTGAACCAAATTGGTTATTTATTTCATGGATGCAAGAATCTAATAAAAAATTAGTGAATAAAGAATATAAAAAAGAAAAAAAAGAAAAAGAAAAAAGTAAATATAAATCAGTTGATGGTTTTAAACCAACAGGAAATTTAATATATGATGAATCAACTATGTTGGGATTATCTAATAAATTTATTTAATAAGAATTTTTTCCTAAACGATAAATATTATCATACAATATCAAAAAGAAAAAACCTGTAAATATATATAATAATAATTCATTCATTTGATAATTCATATCAATTTTAGGTATTATTTCTTCAATAACCTTTGGTCTAGGGTTATCTTTATTTTTTTTATATTCTATAAATTCTTGATAATCTGGATCATCTTTAAGAGTTTTAGGAATTTGACCATATGGATTAGAAGGAGTTACAATATTACTATTTGCATAATTAACTGGTTTATAACTATCACCAATTAGTCTATCATCTTTTAATAACTGATTTCTTTTAATAGATTCTTTTTCAAAATTTTGTTTATCATTAACAGAAACTAATAATTCTGATTCCATTTCACTAGGTTTCATAGGAGTTACACTTTTATTTTTCTTTTTCTTTTTAGGTTTATAATTTTCACCCCATACTTCGGATAAAGGAGCTCCAAGCATTATAATATAATAGATACATATTTTATTTTATTAATTAATCCATAAAATAAAATATACTAAAAAGTAAATGGAAAATATTATCGATAATTTTAAAAAAGGAACCAGTTATTTAAATGAGAATAAATATTTTATAGGATTATCAATGATATTAGTTAATATTGGAGCTAGATTTATTATAGATGAATTAGACGATGAAACTAGAAGTTACATATCAAATACAATCGTTCGTAAAATATTTATTTTTTGTGCCTTTTTTATGGCGACAAGAGATATATTTACTTCATTGATTTTAACTGTTGTTTTTGTTATTATAATAAATGAATTTTTAGGAAAAGATGAAGAAGATAAAAAAGATAAAAAAGGAGGATCATTTAATAAAGGTGTTCTTGAAAAAGCAATCCAAGATTTGAAAAATGTTCAAAACACAATTTAAAGATTAAGTGTTATTCCACCGCCACCACTTTTTCTATCAGAATCGCCACTAATCAATGAAATATTATCTAAATCTGGTATCTTATTTGGTTCTAAATTCATAGCACTCATTAAATCATCTAAACCATCTGGACCTTCCATATCACTCCTTGCGGGACTTACAGGTCTTCCACCTTGATTTTGTTGAGCATTTCTTTTTGGAGGACCTCCACCCATAAGTCCCCCCATTAGTCCGCCCATTAACCCACTCAAAGGATTACCTCCACCTCCTCCACCTAAACCCATCATTGATTCTAAAGGATTAGGAGGTTGAGGTTGTGGAGCAGAATTATTATTATTCATCGTCCCAACAGCTGCTTCGGCAAATTGTTTCATTAATTCGGGATTTTGTCTTAATACATCATCCATTCCGGGAATAGAAGATTTAAACATAGTATTTGTTAAATGAAACATAAATGCTGAACCAGCTAAAGTTAATAACAATCTAATTTCTGGAGCAATATTATCTCCCTCACCTCCATATTTTTCGTTTAATTCTTCAAAGATTTCATCATAATCATTTAGATTTTCATTTACAGATTCAGACCAACCATCTAACTTAATATTAAAAGGATCAAATTTGCCATTTAAAAATTCTAATCCTGTTATTGCTGCCATCAACATTTTTCTCTGAAACTTAACACTGTTATCAATTTCTCTTTGTTTTTTTAATTTAATATATTCATTTCTCATATCTTCGAGATGTGAATTCATATTATAATTCATAGTAGTTCTAATACCTTGACCTTCTAATTTCTTGAATTTATAAATTAAATCTATTTTTTCATTTTTAATTTCTTGAGGAGTTAATCGGTGAATAGGTTTATAACCTCCATTGTCTTCTTTATCATTGCTACTATTATTCATAATAAAACTATCATCTTTAGGATCTATTGATGGATTATTAATATCTCCATCTACAATTCCTCCTTTATCTTCTACCTTAAAAAAACTAAAGTCATCATTTTTTTCTTCTTTTTTTTCTGGATTTACATCTAAAGGATTTGTATTAGATAATAATTCTACTCCATCAGTTACATTTAGTTTGGGTTCTCCCATAATATCTATTTTTTTTTCCGAATTATTAGAAATACTATTCGAATTATCATCTAAACTAAAACCAAGATTGTCGCTAAGACTATCTCCAACTGAAACTATTTTTGTACCGATATCAAAATCTAAATTAAGATCAACCATTTTAATTATAGTAGAAAGATTTGTTTAAATATATACGCACTTTAACTTAATAATTCTTTTATATTTTCTGGTAATTCATTTATTTTAGAATTGTAAAATTCTTCTATATTTTTAAGATCTTGAATTTCTTTATCATTTATTAAATTAATCGCAATACCTTTTCTACCGTATCTCCCTGATCTTCCAATTCTATGAATATATGTTTCTTTTTCTCTCGGCAAATCAAAATTGATAACCAATGATAATTGTTGAATATCTATACCTCTTGATAATAAATCTGTCGATAATAAAATACGAATTTTACCAGATCTAAATTCTTCCATAATTTTTTTACGATCATCCGAAGATCTTTCACCTGAAATATATGATACAGGGAAATCATCTTCTAAAAATCTTTGATAAATTTCATTTATTTTAATTTTACTATTAATATAAATAATACATTGATTTACATTTATTACATCATATAAATCCGTTATAATATCATATTTCCAATTATTATCTTTAACTTTCACATAAAATTGTTGAATTCCTTCTAATGTTAATTCTTCATTTTTAATTAGAATTTTTTGAGGATTATTCATAAATTTATGAGTTAAATCTAATATATCATCGGGTAATGTTGCACTAAATAAACATATTTGACATTTTTTACTAATTGATATAATTATATTATAAATAGTATCTTTAAAACCATAAGATAATATTTCATCAGCTTCATCTAATACTAATATCTTTAAATCATCCGAAATAATATGACCCCTTTGAATCATATCTAAAACTCTCCCAGGAGTTCCTATTAATATTTCCGGTTTCAAACTTAAATCTCGAATACATTCTGAAATATTAGTTCCACCTATCAATTTAAGAATATTAATATCCATATATTTACTTATTTCAGTCATTACATCATAAACTTGATTAACAAGTTCATGTGTAGGTAATAATATTAAACATTCTGTTTTTTTTACAGAAAGATCTATTTTATTTAATAATCCAATTACATATGCTCCTGTTTTGCCTGTTCCCGATTGTGCCTGAGATATTACATCAGATCCCTTAATTATTTCGGGAATAGACTTCTGTTGTATTGTAGATGGTTTTTCAAAACCATAAGAATATATACCTCTTAAAATATTTTCATTTATATTTAAATCATCAAAATTACTTCCCATTTAAATAAATATTGTTTTTATTCCTTTATATAATAAATATTATTTCATATGTTTCTTTAATAAAGCATGAATTTTTTTAATATCTGAACCACTACAATTATCTAATAAAGAATTATTAGAATCAAACAATAAAAAGGTTGGAACACTTCTTATATTGTATTGATTACTTAAAGTTTCATTTGATTCTATATCAACTTGATAAAAAATAATTTTTGATTCATCTAACCCTTCACTTAATTTTTCTATTAATGGTTTTATTCTTTTACAAGGACCACACCAAGAAGCTGTAAAATAAAAAAGTTTTAAACAATTTTTATCTTTTAAATCTGATATATCATCATTTTCTATATTTTTCATTTAATAACTAAATATAAATTTATTATCATTATTATACTTAATAATCATCATAACTTTCATTATCCGAACTTGATACTTCATTTTCTATATAAAATGTATTTTCATCTTCAATTTCTAATTCTTTGTATAATTCTATCATTAATGGATCAAGTTCTAATTTAGAATTTTTATCTTCATAATATTGTTCTATTTGTTTATCTGTTAATTCTTGAATTTCACTAAAAGTTAAATAATTAAATTTTTTTTTTGGAAGTTTCGTAATTGGTCGTAAATAACAGAAGTCTTCTTTATTTAAAACTAAATGACTATAATTTTTTGGTAAATATTTGTCACATTTATTTGAACACATAAATGAACATAAATTAATTTTATCTCCAATATTTCTACCTTCGGAATCAGTTCTAATATTATCATTTTTTAATAGTAACCAAGGTTTGGTATCTTTATTACAAATAAAACATTTCATTTTAAAATACTATTTATCTTAACAAAGTTATATTAATATATAATATATATGTTGTCAAATTTTTAAATTTGATTACTATTTAACTATTTAAGTATATTATTATAATATACTTATAGTATAAACAATGATCATTCCAAGTGAAATAAATGAATATGTTTCAAATTACGTTTCTAATTATGTTAATGAATCTTCTGTAAGTAAAAAATATGCTTATAGAGTTATAGAAAATTCTCCTCTCATTAGAAATAAGATTGTTTCAGAACTTATTTTAAAATATAATCTACAAGATTCTATTTTAGATGATTCTAGTATTTATTATTTAAATCAATTTGTGAAACATACCATTACCAGTATCGTTAGACAATATTTTGATCATGAATATAATAAGATGAATATCTTATATAAACTTGAAAAACTTAAGAAATTAGAATTACCGGAACAAAGGACACCCGAATGGTATAAAATGAGAGAAACAATGTTAACAGCTAGTTCTTTAGCAGATGCGTTAGGTAAAGGACATTTTAAAACAAAAGAAGATCTTTTAATTGATAAGTCTTCAAAAGATCCTTTACCCTATTTTTCGAATGATATTATTGAATGGGGTGTTAAATATGAACCAGTTGCAACAACCTTTTATGAAAAAATAAATAATGTAAATGTTTTAGAATTTGGTTTAGTTCCTCATCCTGAATTTAAAATCTTTGGTGCATCTCCAGATGGAATTTGTGATGAAAATTCATCCGAAGAATATATTGGAAGAATGTTAGAAATTAAATGTCCTCCAGTTAGAAAATTTACAAAAGAAGTTCCTGAACATTATTGGATGCAGATGCAGGGTCAATTAGAAACTTGTGATTTAGAAGAATGTGATTTTCTACAAGTTAAACTTTTAGAATATAATTCTGAAGAAGAATATGAAAATGACAAATATTTAGAAAATGAGAAAGTTAAAGAAGGATATACCGAATATAATCTTCCAAAAGGTTTAGTTTTAACATTTATATCTTATAATGATAAAAAAGAAAAAAAATATAATTATGAATATTCTAAATTTGATCAATCATATGATGATCTTAAAAAGTGGTCAGATGAAATAATTAAAAATTATAAAAATGAATATTCTGAAATTAAATATAATTGGTGGAGGATTGACAGATATGAATGTACATTGGTCTTAAGAGATAGAGAATGGTGGATGGAAACAATGCCCAAAATTATAGATTTTTGGGAAGATGTTGAACATTATCGTAAAATTGGTAATCAATCATTAATTGATAAAAAATTAGAAAGAAAAAATAAAAGAAAATCAAAACAAAAAAAGAAAAAAGAAGAAAAAAATACTAATGTAATTGAAATTAGTAAAGAAATACAAGAACAAATTAATAATAGTTATTTATTAGATTCAGATTCAGAATAAATTTATTTATCTTCTTTTAGTTTTCTTTCTTCTTTTAGATTTATAACCTCCACCCTTCTTTTTGCCTTTCTTTGTTCCTTTGCCTTTCTTTGTTCCTTTGCCTTTCTTTGTTCCTTTGCCTTTCTTTGTACCCTTGCCTTTCTTTTTCTTTGATCCTGATTTTAACATTTCAGTAATCTTTTTAAAAACTTCCGAATCACCATCTCCTAATATACTTAAAGGAGAAGATTCATCTTTAGTTCCTTTTAGAACTTCAGTTATTCCTTTTTTATTTTTTCTATTAAATTTGTCTAAATTTAATGCTATAAATAATTGAGCACCACCCATATGACCTTTCGCGTAACTACTTTTAGATCCCCAATTTATTTCAAATATTGCTTCTGCATAAAGAGGTTTTCCAGCAGAAACATCAATTGGATTCAAATAAAATTCAACACAATCTTTATAACCTTTAAAGTAAGGATGATTTAATTGTTCTTCAAATTCTTCTTCAAGACTATTTTCTATATCAACGGTTTTTTCTCCTCTATATTTTAAAAGATCTTTATCTCTTAGATTTAAATTTTTAGATCCTCCTATTAAAAGTTTTAAAATTACTTCTTTTCTTTTTTCTTCATTCTTAAAAGGCATAATTTGATAACTTAACTTCATTTTATACTATTACCTAGATTTTTTGTAAGAATCTAAATGAGATTTTGTTAATTTATATCCCCAATGTTGTAATACCTGTCTAATAACAGGTGAAACACTTTTATCATTATAACTCTTACCAGATTTTATAACTTTATTCATTAAATTTCTACGAAATCGTCCCTTAGGTCCAGCTATTTTTGACCATCTATCAATTTGTCTTTGATCATCTTTAGTCCTTCGTCCCATATAAAATCTACAATACCATTGAAACCAACCATAAGGATCTTGTTTTTTAATCCAATCTTTAGATTCCCAATCTTCTAATGAAGAACCACATTTTACTTTGTAAGTATTTACATTCTTATCATATGTTTGAGAAGTTATTTTCTTTTCAATATCTATTCCTTTAAACCAATCTTTTGGATATTCTTTTATTGCCGTTTTACCTGAATGTTTTTTACCAGTTACACCAGAATTTATATTTCTGAAATAAGTCCCTCCAAATGAACCCATTCTTAATACTTGTTTAGGAGTAAGATTAGGTTTAAAATCTGGATAGTCTTTAAATTTAACCATATTATAAATTTGATATATATTTTTATTTTTAAATTATAAAACAATTCAAAATGAATCCTGTTCTAAAAAATTCGAATGTTGTAGGGAAAATCGTAAATAGAGCAATTACGATTAAATCCAATAAATTTGTACCCTGTAATCCAAAATGTATTTGTTTAATGTACTTAGATTTGAATGAAATAAAAAGTCAAGATTATTATAAAAATTGTTTCAGAGAAAAAATAAAGAATACTTAAAAAATATATATATTAATTATATTAAATATGATTGATTGTGAACATTATAAAAACTATAAAGGACCAAATTTAATTTTAGCACAAATATGGAAAAATAAAGATGAAAAACTAGACATCACCGAGTATATCAAAGAATTTTATGGTTATAAGAATGATTGGAATGGGAAATTATATACTTATGATGATATTTTCCCTGGGAGAGATTACAAATATAAATTTTATATTAAATTCTTAGATGAAACTAGTAGAAAACATTGGTTTCATGGGATGGTAGGAAGACCAGATCAATATTTTAATCCTCCTCTAGCAACACCTATAAATACAGTTTGATTATTTTTTATCTAAAAAAACTTTCATCTTTCCATTACCTGTTTTTTGATAAACACCTAATTTTTCACCCAAACCATCTTCTTCTAATACTTCATAAACATACTGTGGATTTTCATTTTTTTTAATCCAATATTCTTTTTTACGATAAGTTAATATTTCGTAATCATCATCTTCATCTTCTGATTTACTTTCTTCTGATGATTCTTTTAAATTGTCGATAGATAACGCCATTCTATCGGCAGCAATATCAGTCGCACACTCACCATATTCAATTTGTTCATTATCAGGATTTAGTCCAGAATCATCTTGATTAGGTAAATTTTTTTCTTGAATTAATATTTCATCAGAAGTATTTTGAATCATATCAAAAACATTATTTATTTTTTTATCTTCTTTTTCATCCTTTTTTTTTAATAACTGATTGAGTCTTTCAATTTCATTTTCTTTTTCATGAATAGTTTTTGCTTGAACCCTTAACATATCAAATCTACCCTCCTCTTCTTTTTCATGTAACATATATTGTATTTTATCTTCAAGATCTCTTATCATTTTTTCATAATCATTAATAACAATTTTCTTATTGGAGATATCTGTTTCAAGATCATTTATTTTAAGATCTTTTTCTTTAATTTGATCTTCTTGATTTCGAATGGTATTTATATTTTCTCTCAATTTTAGATCATTTTCACATTTAAATTGTGTATGAACTTCTTCTAAACGATTATAATCATCAAATAATTCTTGAACTAGAGATGTTATTTTATGTTTTTTTTCACTCATAGTAATAATATCCATTTATATTAATTATAACGAATGACTTTAAATAAATTTATAAATTATAATATAGATGACACAACTTGGAGGATATACAATAGAATTATTTGAAAAAGATCATTGTTCTCCTATCTCAGATGACCATAATTATAGTTGTTTGGATGATAAATTAATAATGAAAATTGCTGAAAAAGTAAATAAAATGATAAAACAAGATAAAAATAATGATTATGAAGAAATAGATTTAGATTCTTCTATTACGGATATTCATAATGAAATTTCAAAAATTTTAAAAAAAATGACAGGTTGTTCTTCAGAAGTTTGTTGGTTAAGTTTTAAAAAATTAATGTCTTTACTTGGAGAACATAAAACTCATTTTGAACAAAGTTTCAAACCATTTATGCCTGATAAATGGTTAAATGATTACAATACATGGTTAAGGACAGATGATATTGAAAAATGTTTAGGACAATATCAGAAAAAACACGATGATTTTTATTTTTATGGAGCTGTCCCTATTGATTTTGATAATTGTTCTGTTAGTCATTTATGTGATATAGATTTACAAGATCATTTAACAAATGGTATCAGTAAAATTGGAATTGTTTTTAATACTGATCCCCATGATGAATCTGGAGAACATTGGATTTCATTTTATACAGATATACATGGTAAAAATTTAAATGGAATACCTGGTATTTATTATTATGATTCATATGGTAATAAACCTCCAAATGAAGTTGAAAAATTAATATCAAAAATTAAAAAACAAGGAGAGAAAATAAATAAAAAATTTAAATATTTTTATAATGATACTGCCCATCAAAAAGAAAATTATCAATGTGGAATGTATTGTATTCATTTTATTAAAGAAATGATAAAAGGTACTAATTTTCGAAATTTTATTAATCGAAAATTAACAGATGATTTGATGTTAAATAAAAGAAAAGAATATTTTATTTCTCCTCAAGAATTAAAATATAATAATAATAATAATGATAGATGAAGAATATTTTATTTCTCCTCAAGAATTAAAATATAATAATAATAATAATGATAGATGAAGAATATTTGATTAAAATTAATTCTTTTTTAATTTTTGCTGCTTTAGTAGGATTAGTCGTTATTGGAGTATTAATCCATAATATTTCAAGTGTAAATGATAATATTAATAACGAAATAAATAATATCGACTCGAAAATGCCAAAATGTCCTAAATGTGATCTAAAATGTCCAGAACCAATGGGATGTCCCGATTGTCCTAAATGTCCTAAATGTCCTAAATGTCCTAAATTACCCGAATGTCCTAAATGTGATAATTTACAAAAACAAATGGAAGAAATTCAAGAAAATCAAGTAAATATTCAAAACCTAAATAATGATCAAAATATTCCTAAACAAAATGAAAAACAACCAATTAAATGTCCTGAATGTCCTACAAAATGTCAAGTAACAAAATGTCCTTCTGTTGATGATATAGTCAAAGGTATTTTCCCAGGTAGAAATCCAAAAGTTGTTGAAGGGGATAAATTTTATGATATTAATGCTTCCAATTCTTATGATGGATTATCTACATCAAATTATTATAAACAGAATTATAAATTTCCAATGGATAAAATAATGAAACCCGAATTACCTCTTAAAAATTATAATATTCAAGGGGAATCGAAAATTAATAATAGTATTGAAAATAATTATGTAAGTTATTCGCAACATTCAAAAAAGATGAAAGATCCTGTTCCATCTAATACAAGTGATCATAATTTTTTACAATCTTTTTTAGATATATTTCCATCATCAAATAAAAAAACAGAAAAAGTTGAAAAAAAAGATAATAAAAAAGATGATAAAAAAGATGATCAAAAAGATGATAAAAATAAATTATAAATGTAATAGATATAATAGATATAATGAAATTAAGTATTTATGAAATTGTCTTATTCTTTTCTTATTTTTTGATTTCAATTATTTCTTTGTTTTACAAATATAAAATAAGTGATTATTCGAATCCCATAAATCCTAAAAATAAAAAATTAATTACATACATATTATTATTTTTGGTTTATATTCCGTTTATTGTTTGTGTATTACATATATTTTATAGAGATTTAGGAATACAATATACTAATTATATTATTTTTAATACATTTATAGTCTTGCTATTAACACCCCTTATTATTTATAAAGATAAAATTTTATCATATAAATTACCATCAACTTATGAAATTGGCGATTTAATAGATACTAGTAAATATGATAGTACTGGCAATTTAATAGATGGTAAAAGTGATACAAATTCTATTAAATTAAGGGCAGCAAAGAGTGAATATTTTAATAGAAGAGATATGGATGAAGGTATTTATGATTAAGTTTCTTTTCATTTAAAGATTTTAATTGTTAAATTAATAAATGTCTTTACATGATATGTATTTTTCTTCTAAAAATAAAAATCATATGTTTAATGTTATAAGAGAATTAGTATTAAAAGAAACAAATGAAGATATTAATAATAATACTGAATATATAGATTTATATCGTTTCAAATATTCATTAATATTTGATAGAAGTAATTCAGATAATTTGGTAGATTTAAATAAATTTTTAATAGATGAAATAGCTCCTATTTATATTAATGATATACAATCTAAATATAATAGTAAAAATATTACTATAAAACCAAAAGAATCTAATGAATCTAAAGAATCTAAAAAAGAAAATATAAAACAAAAAACACAATTATATATTAATTCATCTGAAAGACTTGAAAATAGTTTAAATAGATATGAATATTATATAAATTTACCAGAAAATAAAAAATTTAGTTTAAAACAAATTACAATACCCGTTGAAAATAATATTTTGTTTAGTAATCCTGTAATATGTGTTCAACTTGAGATTAAAAATGAAAAATATGATATATATTGTCAATTTAAAAATGAAATATTAATTCAAAATAAAAAATACAATATTTATGAATCATTTCAAGAATTAGAAATAAATACAGATAGAATTATTAAAGTTTCTATATTAACAAATTTAAGACTAAAAGTTATCGAAAATCAAGATAAAATAAAAATTAAAATAAAAAATATTAAACATAAAGAAAATGATTATTTATGTTTAAAAATAAATGAAAATCATGATATTATTAATGGAGATAATATAGGAATTTATAAAAATAATAAACTAATTTCTTCTTTAATCATAGATAATAAAATAGAAAATAATTTAATTATCAAAGATAAAAAACTCGATTTTGATAATTCTTCTGAGTATTATATTCTTAATATGAATATTCAAAATAATTTATTAATCTTTTACATATAATTTATCACCTAAAATAATAATTGGTTTTTCTGTAAAAATAGAATAACTGTCATTTTCATAAATAGAATAAGGATATATTTTTTGAATACATTTTTCGGGTAATATACTATCTAGACCCATATAATAAAATGTATCATTAACATTATATTTTAATTTGTATCCTTCAAAATAATGTTTATTAAATAATTTTTCAAAGGGTGGAAATTTATCTTTTTCAATATATTTTTCAATTATTTCTGTATCTAAGTTATATAATTCTTGAAATACAGAAAATTCTTTTGATAATCTATCATTATAATGATGTTTAGAATCAACATAATTTAATATCATTTTTGTATCGACATAAACATCACATAATCTTTTACCATTTTCTCTTAAATATCTGATATCAATATCTTCTTTTTTTTTTCCATCAGAATTATATTCATAATATAAAAATAAATTATGATTACTTTCATTACTCGTAGCAGAAATAACATATATATTTTTCTCAACTTCATAGATGTATTTTGCTTTTAATTGTATGATATCAACTTCTTCTAAAACTTTTGCTCCTATTCCAGGAAAATAAGAAATTTCTCCGGTTAATTTATCTGAAAATCTTATACATTTATCATTTAATTCTGGATCATCTATAGTATGTTTAATACAATCTAATGATGATTGTTTAATAATATCATTTATTTGTAAAGAAAATTTATATTTTTCTTCCATTATTTGGAATAAAGATATATCAGCAGAAGATCCATCTATATTTACTCTAATTATATCTTCAATTAAATCTTTATAATCTACATTATCTTCTTTTGATAATTCAGTTTTTATATTTTCTAATTTCCAATTATCAGGAACATTCCAAGTATCTAATTTAGATAATGATTTGTATACTTCTTCAGCATTAAAACCTTCAGGTATTTTAGATAAATATAAATATTGTTCCACATTTTGTTTTTCTTTTGGTAACCAAGGATTTTTAAGATCATTCCCAGTATGAGATTTCATTCTTATTGCTCTTCCTAAAACTTGATCTATACGAACATAATTCCAATAAGGTTCTAATATATGAACTTGACGAACACAAGTTAAAGAAATACCTTCAGCACCAGCACTTGATATAATGATAACTTGACAATATTCACCATATTTATTTTTAACATCATTAAAATAATCTTTCCCTTTTTTTCTTTCATCGGGAGATTCAGAACCTGTAATAAATGTATATCTTAATCCTTTACTTTGAGGTAAATTTTCTGTATCTAATTTTGAATAACCATTACATTTAAGCATTAATTCAAATGATTCAGAACCGGCATCACTTCTAAAGTCACTATAAAATAATATTTTACCTGTAGGAGTTTTATTTTTCATAAATCTCTGCATATTTTCATAAATTGCTTTAAATTTAGGAGAATATTTTTCTAAATCATTATTAATATTAAATAATTTGTTTTGTAAAATCTTATCATATTCGGCATTTTTAAGTCTTTCTATTTCTTTATTGATGCGTAAATTTGTTTCTTTATCTTTAGTTTTTCCTTTTTTCATCATTCTAAAATTTTCTTCATCATTAAATACAACATTACAAGCTTGTCTTGTTCTAATATTATAATGATGTATTTCTTCTTCCCATATACCTTTTCTACTCTGAAATTCTTCTATTCTTTTTTGCCATTCCCATCCTTTAAGATAACCCTCAAACTGGATTTGACTCATAGTTGTAGTCACGATATTTAAATTTTTTATAATTTCATAATTTTTAAATTCACTATCAATATGAGGTTTTATAACTTGGGGCATATAAACTATTGATGATCTATCAATGGGATAATATGATGTTAAACCCATTAACATTCTTTTTAATAAAATCTTTTTTTTCTCCGGAACAATATCACCATTTTCAAAAAAATAACTCATAAAATTTTCATGTTTCGTAGTATCTATTAATTTATCATTTTCATAAATATCAAATAATTTTTGCTGCCTATTAAATGGTATATTTAAATCTTTATCATAAACTACAATATCACCAATTTGAATATTACCAATTTCTTTTTTACTTAAATTATTGAAAGTTGCTTGTTTTGGTAAGATATCATTTTTATCAAATAAAGAATGTAATCCATCATAAATATGAGAGATAAATTTTTCAAATGTTGTATCATTCGATTTAACAGAATAAACAATTTCTGTTTCTTCATCTCTTAAAGATTTAAAATTACTAGTTTCTTGAATATATGATATTGTGATCTTTCCATCTTTTTGAGATACATGAAATAATTCTATAGGAGAAGTATCTTTATAATAAAAATTATTTAATTTATCTGTTATTTCTTCGACTGATTTATTTGTAATAACTGTAAATGTGTATATTTTAATTAATCCTTTTAACATATTATATAAAATTGCTATTTCACAAGGTTTATTAATTACAGGTGTCCCAGATAAAAATATTAATTTAATATCTTTAGCATTGATAATCCACTCATAGAAAACAGAAGATCTTTCTGCTTCTCTTTTCTTACTTAAATCATCAGAATTTAAATTTAATATTTGTCTTACAAAATTATGAACTTCATCAATTATAACAACTTCTTTATAAAATGGAGAATTTATAAAATATTTTTTACGATTCCATTTTAATTTTTTTTCAAGTTTATCGACTATCTTTTTATTTTGAGTATTTAAAACTTTCTTTTCATTTTCATCTAATAATAAATCATAATCTTCTAATTCATCATCATCTTCAACAAATTCTTGAATTGAACTACTTTTAACTTTAGGAAATGGATTATAATGTATAAAATTATATTTTTTAGATATCAAATATTTCATTTGTTCATTAATATAAACTTTTTGATATTCTGAAAGACTTTCATCGTCAATATGAACACCATCACTATCGGGTAACCATACTCCAGATATTTTTGAAATATCTTTTTCCATTTTTTTTATCACAATTTTGCTAGTATCTTTATCTTCATTTAATAATTTTCGTTTCAAAAATAGTTGTGTATTTTTCATAATCTTTTTACGATTGTTCAAACTTAAATTATATTTTTCTTCAATCATGTTTATCATTTTCAAATCAGATATTTCTTGATCAGAATAATATCTCCATAAACTATCTTTATTTAATTCTTCTTTCCCCCAATTTTGTATTTCTTTAATAAATTCTGTTTCTAATGAAGCTGGTAAAATTGTATTTATCTTTAATTCTGTTGAAAGACCTTCTGCTAGAGATACTGCCGATGCTGTTTTACCTGTACCCAATCCATGATAAACTAATACTCCTCTATAAGGGGTTTCTAAAGATAAATATTCTTTAATTAATAATTGATAAACTCTTAATGGAGAATCGGGATTTTTAGTTTCAAGATATTTGTAAAAATCTTTATTTACCCATTCCACAAAAGCTTTTCTATTTACACTAACTGTTTTAGAATCTTCTTGGATTAATTCAATTTCTTCATCAGATGAAGAATCTCCATCATCATCTTCTTCTTCATCATCACTCTGTTTTTTACTATCAACTAAAATAATTCTACCATCATCTAATTTTTCAATAAATTGTTTTTCATCTTCTCTTAATTTTTCTAAATTATCATCATCAATTATTATATTATCACCATTTGCTAATACTAGTACATTTTTTCCTTTTTTAATATAATCATCAATTTCTTTATATTCAATTAATTTAGCATTATAAGATTTTAATTGATGTTCAATTTCTTTTTTTTCTTTTTTTCTTCTTTCTTTTTCTCTTTGTTTATTTCTTTGATATTCTTCATCTCCTAATCCAGGTTCATCACTTAAAGAATCATCATTGACATTAGGTAATCCAGTCCCTTTACCATCATCTTTATCATCTTCTTCTTTTAATTTTTTATATTTCTTTTTTATACCTAGTAACCAGACTTTCCAATTTCTAGTTTCTGCTATACTTTTAAGTTTTTCATCATTTTTTTCTATAAAATCTTTTATTTTATCTTTATTTATTTTGTTTAGTTTTCCGAAATAATCAAGTATTAAATTTCTTAATTCATCATCTTTAATACATTCTTTTTCTAAATCAGTCATATATTAAATAATTATAATTTATTTATTTGGATATAACACTATAATAAATTAAAGCATTTCTAGCAGCATCTTGTTCAGACTTTTTCTTTGTAGGACCAATACCTTTAGATATAAATATATCTTCAGTTTCTTCTTTTCTAGTTATATTACAAATAAATTGATCACTATTTTCTTCTTTAACTGTTTTATATTGTGGATGAACTAAAAAATTATGTTGAATATATCTTAATAATTGATCTTTATAATTATTATCATTTAATATTAAATCAACAATATCAATATGTGTTTCAATACAATTAATGATAAATTTTTCAATTAATGAATAGTCTTTATTACTATCCAAATATAAAGCACCAATAAAAGATTCAAATATATCTTCTAATATATGATCATTTTCTCTTCCCGAACAATCTTCTGTATGTTTTGAAATAATCATAAATTTATTAAAATTTAATCTTTTAGATAAAAATGATAATTGTTCACCACAAACAAATCTAATTTTCAATTTAGTTAAAAATCCTTCATTTTTATCATGATAAAAAACATAACGATTATATAAATAATTTGTAATTACAGATCCTAGCAAAGAATCTCCTAAAAATTCTAATGTTTCATATGATTTATTAAATAATGATAAACAATCTTTTGGTTTTTCATATTCATCATAACTTGAATTATTACAATAAGAATTATGAACAAAAGATTGCTGAAATAAAGATAAATTGTTAATAGTATAATCTTGAATATTTAAATTTTTTAAAATATTCAAAACATCTGAATGAGATAGTGAAATATTCGAAAAATTATAAGGGTTAGATTTAAATTTAGAGTTATCCATTTATAATAAATTTATAAATTATTTTTAAGTTTATTTTTAAGTTTATTTAAGCATTAACAGAGCAAGATTCACCAACTTCCAAAGGTCTTCTAGGGAGATCCGGACCAATTGTAGTATTCATCCACGGACTTACATTTACTTGAGGATTAGGTGGTTCAGATCTTAATTGTAAGTTAGCATTTCTTAAACTCTGACCGATAGTATTAACACCAATATGAGAACCAGCACTCAAAAGATTAACACCTTGTAATATTCCTTCACCCACAGGTTGAGCAGTATTAAATTCTTGAATTGCTTTACTTTCTTCTTGAGGTAATAGATCTTCCGGTTTTAAAGAATCTTGAGGATAACAGGTTGATGGAGTTCTACTTAAATTATCAACCGATGCTTGTGTTTCATTTGTGCCTAATTGTTTCGAGGCAACCGGAGCACCAGCAGTTAAATTATCTTGAACCGGAGAATCGGGATTCATAAAATCAGTGAAGGTTTCAACTCCAACATAATCACCCAAACCAATATCCATTACACAATTTTGAATTACCACAACTAAAAGAACAAGCAAAATACCACACATTAAGGGACTATCTTTACATTCTTTAATTAAATTATCTAAAACCATTTTTATATATATACTATACAAAAAAAAAAATTTATAAATTATCTAATTTTTGTTTTAATTCTAATATTTGTTTTTCAATATCTTTTTTCATATTTTCTTTTTCTTTTTCTTCTTTTTCTTTTTGAATCATTTCATTTAAAATTTCATCATCAACAATATCAATATCTTCTTTTTGATATTCTTCATCTTCAATTAAACATTCATTTAAAATATTAAATTTTTCAGATTTAGTTGTAAATAATTTAATTTGTGAAATATAACAATCACAATAATAATGTTGTTTTAAAAATTTCAAACCTCTTATATGTAAAATTAAAATTAATTCACAATCTTTATTTATTTTTTCAGAATCTAATACCATTTTATTTTGATCATAAATATGACATTGAATTTTATTTTTGATTGTTGGAACCTTAAATGAAAAAATTGGATTATTATCTTTCTTAACCGGTTTTAATGTTCTTTTATACATATCATCAATCATTTCTAATGGGATTTCTTTACCAAACCAACTATTATTATTTCTAAATGTTTCTTTAACATTTCTTTCTTCTAAATTTAAAAAAAAATCATAAAAATTAAAATCTAAATTATTTGATTCACAATCAATTGTATAATTTTTCAAAATATCACTTATATCACTATTACATTTCATTTTAGGAGTTTGAATCAATAAAGGATTTTTTTTATAACTTATACTTGAATAATAATATGTTCCTTTTTTTTCAGGTTTATCATAATTAATACTTTTAATATTAATATCATCATATTTTAAAACACTCATTTTAAAATAATGATAGAAGAAATATTTGAATATAAAAACGTAAATTAAAAATTATAGTATATGAATTTTATTACATTTCCATTTTGCATAAAATTTATCATTCATTCTCCATATTTTATCTAAATAAATATCACATTCCATATTTGTAAAATTCTGAATATTAAATATATTTATCGCACTTGAATTTTCGGATGTTATAGTTGTTTGAAATGAATTTTTACTAAATGGTAATTTAACACTTAAATTTGGATCATATTTCCCTTTTTTATCATATTTAATTTGTGAAATAAAATTATCGGCATCATCTTCAGTTAAACCTATATTTTTCATACATTCAAATTCAATTGTTCTTATTAAATCAAAAAAATATTTCATCTCAGAATCTTCTTTTAAATTTGTAAATTGAAGACTCATATTAAAATTATTTCCAGTTTTTTGAACACCAAATAAACATTTCATTTTAGGTGTTGAAATAATAATATTAGGTTTTTTCCCTACATATAATTGTAAATATCCAAAACATGGATGATCTTTACAATATTCTTTATTATTACATACAGAATAAGTTTTTTCTGTTTGTTTTACACTCATATCATCACACAAAAAAGGAACAAATTGTATTTTTTTAAAATCTAGATTCATGTGATTTTGACTCTTTGACATTTATAATAATTAAATTCTTTTATTTTTATATGATTTAATTACAATTACATTTACATGAAGAAGGAGGTATAACTAATGCTTTACCATAATCAGGTGGTTTATGTTCATAATGAAATGGTTTGCTAGTTAAATTTAATGGTTTATAATTATAAGTTGGTTCTCTCTTATAATCAACAACTGATTTTCTTTTTGTCAAATTATTCCAAATAGAGTGACAAGGATTACCTGTATGAGGTTTTATATTACATGTATCGGGGACAGGTCTGTAATTACCCCATAATGCTGATTCAGAATTTTTATTACATCTTTGAAAATAGTTTCCAAAATTATTTGATTTTCCAAAAGGATTACACTGAAATTTATCATTTGTTGTAGTGAATATATTTGAAATTTTAGAATACTGAGGAGTTTGAATTGTTTCCATTTTATTTTATATATTAGATATATATAAAATAAATGAAAAAAATAGGTGTAACTGTTGGAACAGAAATTGAACCAATATCAAAAGGATATTATAAAAAACATAAAAAGATATTTGATGAAGTAATGGAAGAATTAGAATTAGAATCTACGGATGAAATTACATATGATATTCAACAATATGCTTTAATTAAAAAATGTGCTCCTAAAAATGTCGAAGTTATTCCATTATGGAAACTTGAATATACAAAAAAAGATTTAGATGATTTAGATTTAATTTATGTTATTTATGAATCGACTTTTGTTTTAAGAGATTATGGTATCGAAGGTGTAAAAAAATATAAAACTATGATGAAAAATACTAAATCAATAGTCACACCCGATTCTAAATTTCAAGAATTTGTTTTAAGTAAAAAAACATATATGACATATTTTAAAAAAAAGAATATTCCTATTATGGATACTATTTTTTATAATATCAATAAATACAAAAAAAATAAAAGTGAAGCAAATAAATTATTAAATAGAATCCAAAATAAATTCGAAGGACCTATTTATTGTAAACCAGAATTGGGGGCATTTGCTCAAGGATCAAAGATGTTTAAAAATATAACATTAACTAGTTTTAAAAAATATCTAGATAGTCTTATTAAATATGGATATCAAGACTTATTAATACAACCTTATGTATCTGAATTTCTTAAATTTTATGAAATAAAAACAATATGGATGGATGGTAAATATCAATATGCTTATGGAACTAAAGTATTAGCAAATAGCGAAGATGCTCAAGAAAAAGATCTGGATCAAAAATTATTAAAAGATCTCAAAATAAAAGGAAAAGAAGTTATTGATATCTTATCTAAAGATTTTAATTTACCATTTATAATTAGAATTGATTGGGGATGCTGTTTAATGAATGATAATGTTTGTAGAGATTATTTCTTAAATGAAATAGAATGTGCACCAACTATGGGAGCAAATGATAAACTTGGACTTGATTTTTTTGCTAGATTAGGAAAAGAAATAGTTAAAAAAGTTTAATTTTTATATTAAACAATTTAGAAGATTATTTAAATAATGTAAAATCTTTAATTTTAATTCTTTATTTTAAAACTTATTACATAATAAATCCGATCGAAACATATAAGGGTCAATCAAAGAGACCTTAATTTCAAATTTCGCTTCTATCATGAATTATGTATTTATTCTAATTTCAATTTACAACAATTAAAGGTTGTTGAACACCTATTTAATGTATATATTTTATATTGTTTATTTATACGTAAAATAACTTAATTTTTCTTCAATTTGAATAATTTAAAATTATTCTTATTATAATCATTAATAAATATTTCCCTTTGTTTCTGAATAAATTCTATATCTTCTTCATCATCATCTGAATCAATTTCTAAATATTCTAATGAAAGTTTAGTTAATTCAATTTTATTATTTAATTCAATTAATTCTTTGAAAAAATCCATTATCAAATTAATTAGTTTATTTATTTATTATCAAATTTATTGTTGAATACATCCAGTTCCTTCTTCATCATCTTCATTATTTTCTTCCATTAATTCTTTTACAATATCTTCTTTTTTCTTATAAGAATAAGCAATTAATGATGAATTTTCTTTTTCTTGATAATTAAATATTTTTTTAAGTATTTCAATTCTTTTGGAATCTATTTTACTTGGAAAAACTATATTAAAATCAATAATTAAATCACCATAATCAATATTTTGATTTTCTGTATCTGTTAGTGATAATTCATCTTCTATTTTAATTGGCATACCCTTACCTGGAACTTTAAATAATGTATTTGGTTTAATAATTTCTTTAATAGTTATTGTTATTGGTTCTGATAAATGTGGTATAGTTATTGTACATCCACATAATGAATCAACTAAAGATATTTTATGTTCAATATAAAGATCATCATTTTTTCTTTTATATAATTCATGATTTTGTTCAATGATTTGAATTATTAAATCTTCGGTAACATCAAGTTCAGGGATATAATTCCCTCCTTCTTTTACAACAATATTATCGCCATGTTTTGATCCTTTTTTTATATTTATAATATATTTTGTTTTTTTCATTATACCATCTCTTGATTTATGATTAATAGTAAATTCTTTTTTAGTTCCATTATATAATTCATTCAAAGAAACATTTAATGAATATGTCATTTTACATTTCATATTAAAACCAGGTGGAAATGGACCAGAACTCAAATCTGAAAACATAAATATATTACCACCACCCATCATTTGACTTGTAAAATCAACATTAAATAAAGATTGAAATAAATCTAAAGGACTTTTGAAATTTCCTAAATCCTCTGAAACAGCTTCATAACCAAATTGATCATATAGTTTTTTCTTTTCTGGTTTTGTTAATATTTCATATGCTTCAGATATATCTTTAAAATGACTTTCTGCTTCAGGATCTTTATTTTTATCGGGATGATATTGAAATGCTAATTTTTTATAAGATTTTTTAATTTCTTTTATATCTGAATCTTTTGATACATTCAAAATTGAGTATAAGTCTTTCATTATATTTATTATTGAATAAATATTTTGTATTTATACGTGAATTTTTAATCTCCTAAATCAAATAATATATAAAAACTTAAAGAAACTAATAAAACAAATGGATAATTAATATCTAAAGTTTGAAAATTCCATAAAAATTTATTTGAAAAAGGATGAATCATAAAATTTAATAAACTTGATAAATTTAATCTTTTGTTTCCACAACTTGATATTCGAAATAATATATTACCAACAGATATTTCAGACCATATTATAAATAATAGCGTAGTTAAACCTAAATAAATAAATAAATTCATAATAATAAATTGATATTATTTTCTATATAATAATATAAATTTAAATGATGAATAATAAAGATTTAGTCGTTTTAGCAATTTATGGTTATATTTTATTTTTTGTCCTTAAAAAGGGTCAAACAACTGAAATGATATTATTAACAGTTGGTGCTTATTTTTTAATTACCTCCAGTGCATTAGATAATACATTTGGAACATTGGGTAGTATATTTGGTAAAACACCAACCGGAATTGAAGGATTATCTGCTAGTGCCTCTGTTGATACATCTACAAAAGGTATAACATCTCAATTAGATAGTAATATTCAAACAAATTCCGTTGGAAATTCTTCTAATCAAATGATTGATACTCTTAATATGGGACCATATGATGGAATGTGTCTTCAAACCGGAAATAAAGATAAATGGATGAAATCTCCCGATGATAGTTCTCTTATTTCAAATGATCAATTATTTAGTTATTTAGGAAGTCAAGGACCACTCAAAATGAGATTAAGTGATCAAGCAGCATTGACGGGTCCCCCTATCGATGGTGTTGAAGGATCTCCTAATAAAAATTTCATGTTTGCTAATAATATAACTAGTCCGGCTTGTTGTCCTTCTACATTTAGTACAAGCACAGGATGTGTCTGTACTACACAAAATCAAAGGGATTTTATAGCGGCAAGAGGTATATTAGGTCAAGAATCTAAAAATAATAATAATTCTGAATTTTAATTATCTTAATAACATAGAGTGAATTTTTTCATACGCTTCACCATGTCTTTGATCATATTTTTGTAATCTTTGTAATCTATTTTGTTCTGCTTTTTGTTCTTCCATTTTTTGAAGGGCAAATAATCTTTCATCTTCACTATTCATAGTATATGAAATATTACTTCTTTGAGATTCCATATTATCTATATTTGTACTTCTAGTTGTTATATCAACTGTATTAATATCTATTAATGTTGAACCATCTGTAAATGCCTTCTTATAATCAGTATATGTTAAATTATCCGTAGTTCCTCCAAAATCACTTATTTTTCCTTGACCCAAAGTCATAATAGAATCTTGATTTTTAATAGACATTCGAACTTCAGGATCTTTATATTGAACTACTTGTTGTCCTTGTTTTTGAGACTGTTCTCTTTTATATTTTTCAAATGTATCATTAAATAAATCTTTATTAAAATTATTTTGAAACATTTTAGTATCACCTTTAATCATTTTAACATCTTCAACTTGATTTTTATTCATCCAAGATCCATAACCATCGTCATAAACATCTTCAATACGATTATCTTCATATATTTTATTAAATAAATTAACATCAAAATTATCTTTCATTTCAACATTCATAGTTGGACGACTATCTTGTGTTTTAGTATATTCTCTTGACATTTGTCTTAAATCATTGTGAGAATGATTATTTTGACTTTCACTTAATTTTTTAGTTAATACAGCATATGCTATAGATACTTTTTGAAAAGCATCTTGGGACCCACCTCTATCTGGATGTGTTTTCATTGCTGCTCTAAGATATGCTTTCTTAAGTGTTTTTTCATCATATTCTTTTGGAATATTTAATATTTTATAAGGATCTAATTTCATTTTTTGAGAAGGTTTTTGACTAGATGTGCTATGTGTGCTATGTGTGCTATGTGTGCTATGTGTGCTATGTGTGC